CGGTGACGGCGCTTGGGCTCTAGATCGGGTTCATGCTCGGGGCTTGGGCGCTCGGCCCTTACCACCGGGAGCGGCGGTGGCGGCGGCGCGGGGCGAGCGTCGAGCGGGATGACCCGGATCTCGGCCACGGTCGGCATCTTGTCCCAACGATCATCGAACAGCGACAGCCGGTCGGCTTTCGGCGTCGCGCGTACCGGCGGCTCTGGCGGCATCACGACGCGGGCAGGGTGCTGCTCCGTGGGGGTCACGGCGGGAAGGCTATGACCGGCGAGGGAAATGATACCGGGCACAACCACGCCGATCAGCGTGATTGTTCTGACAAGCATGGTCATGTATAAGCTCGCATTGAGGTTCTGTTGCGTCGCTGTGGCAGGGCTTTGGATAATGGGAAACTTTCAGGGGCCCTGACGTATTTGCCGTCGTCAGGGCCCCTTTTTTCGTTATCTGAAGAGCGCCAGCAGCGCCCAACTGATGAGGTACGTCGGCGGCAGCACTATCACCGCCATGAGGACGAGGTAGAGAGCAAGGGATACCGGCCCTATCTCGCGGTTCACGGGTTCATCACCGGAGCCTGCGCCCCGTTACCGGCGGACTTCGCCGGTGCCGCTCGCGGTGCTGGCACTGGCGGCGTGGCCGAAAAGCACCCCGCGATAGCCCAGTAGTTCATCCCGTCCACGTAGTTGTCGAGCTTGGTCGGGTCGGCCTTGCTACGGATCAGCTTGACGCAGTGCAGCACCACGGCGACATCGCGCGCCGTGAGCTGCTTGCCGGTGATGACCGACGCGACGGCGGCGATCTCAAGGAAGCTCCGGTCGATACCACCGTCAGTCTCGTACTCGCTCCCCCGTGCGTTCAGGATCTCGAACGCGTAAGAGAGCAATTCACCCGGATGAGCCGCCATCAGAACGGTGCCGCTTCAGGCTGGACTTCGCCGTCATCGAACACGCTGATGCTGGGCCGCCCGTCGAGCCGCTGCTGGCCCTCGCTCTTGACGATCTGCAAGTGGTTCAACCCGATGCTGACGCCCTTCTTGCCGCTATGCGTCCACGCGAACGGCGAGACGTTGGCGCGCACCAACTGACCGGACCAGACTTCATCCGGCAACAGGACGGGTTCGCCAGAGGCATCGACCACGCCGGGCTTGTTCTTGCTCCACGGGCTGATGTAGGTGTGGCCGGGATGGTAGCCGTCATAGGACTTCTCGGCGGCATCGCGGAACGGCATCTTGATGGTCTTGAGATCAATCTTGTCGCCCCACTCAGCACGCGCGGCAGCGTCACAGGCGTCCTTCAGCGCCTTGAACTTCGGGGACTTCTGCTGCGCCGGGTCGAAGATCAACGAGCAGGAATAGACGGGTTCGCCGCCTTCGCTGCGGGGTCTGGGGGTGAATATGTTCGCGAACGACAACGTCGCGTAAGGGGTATTGAGATTAGCCATATTATAGTTCCTCGTTTCCTTGGTTTTAACGCGCTAACAGGAGTGCAGTATTGTCAAAATCGACCCCCTGTCAATCGTCGATTTCAAAACGGCCCGTCGTCGTCGTCAAACGCCGCCGCCGCAAGGTTCTGATGCTTGCGGGCGAAAGCGGTACACTGGGTTTGCCGGACGCACCAGCGGCAGTGCGGCCCCGCATGCTCGGTCGTATCACCCGCCTCGATACGATCAAGCGCGGGCGCGACCTTGTCTGACAGCCAGTCGCGAAGGTGCCAGAGCTGAGTGGTGTGAGAGCGGATCGCCGGGCCTTCAATGCGCGGCTGGCAGATCGTCAGCGTGACGGAAGTCGTGCGGCTATTGAGGTTCATGCGGAGCATCTCCGCGAGACCCAAAGCGTAGAACCGTAACTGCGGCCCAAACGGATCGACCGGCACGCCCTTACCGAATTTCAGATCGACAACATGGAGCGCGCCCTTCGCGGTGTGAACTCCGCAGTCGAGCGTGCCCCACACCATGCCATTGGTGTAAGGGACGCCAATGCGCTGTTCGAGGAATACGTCGGCGTCGGGCTCCATGAGGCTCTGGACATAGGCCACATACGGGTTCAACGCCCGGCACATGCCGCGTGAGACGATGAACTCGCTGCCCTCGACCGCGATCTTGTCGGGCAAGAATAGATCACCCTTCAAGATCATCTCTGCGACCGTGTGAGCGGCGGTGCCCTCGCGCGCGTACTTCGACGAAGGCCGTGTCATGTCCTTGGTCAAGGTGACGCTGGCAGGACACGCCATCCAAGTAGCGGCAGAGCTTGGAGAGCACGCAGCATGTTGGCTCACGTCAGCGCGCCGTTGTTAATGGCCTCGCGGATCGCCGGGAAGGCATCGCTCGGCAGTTCGCGGAAGCTCTTCGCGCCGTTGCCGAAGCGCGACAGCAGCTCGAAAACTTCTTTTTGATAGCCGTTAGCGTAGGCGGCCTGAAGCTCCTCAAGGGTCTTGGTCTGAAGCGCGATCAGATCCTTCGGATCAATCTCCTCCTCGTCTTCCTCTTCCTCGACCGGCGGTGGCGGCGGGGGCTTCGGCGCGGTCTTTTTGGCTGCCGGGGGCGGTGCCGCCTTCACGGGCTCAGGCGTCTTTTTCTTGGCAAACGCCGCGACGCGCAGCTTCTCGTCGTTGGCTTTCTGTTTCTCGGTGCGCTCGCGCTTGGGTTTTTCCGCCGGAACATCCACAGGGGTATCCGCAAAGACATCCACAGGCGGCGGGGCGACTGGGGCCTGAGTGGTGAGGGTAGGTCTATTGATAGTTGCATCCGCGATGTCATCGACCATGCGGTCCATCTGCTTGATGATGTCGGCCATGGTCGCACCTTCAAATGTAATCTTCACGTCTAGTCTCCTGTGGGTTAAGTATTCGCAGCATCGAATAGTTGAGTGAACTCGCGCGCTTTGCGCACCAGCAGCGCGTTGATGTTGTCGTCGAGCGTGCCCATCGCCGAGAGCATCCGCACCACGACGCCGTCCTTCTGGCCGATACGATGCACGCGGCAGGCTGCCTGTGCGTTGTCCATCGGCGTCCACGAACTCTCCACGAACACAACGTCACTGCACTTGCAGGTTGGCCCCACCAGTGTGATCGCGGTGCCCGCCGCTTGGATGTTGCCGATGAAGACGCGGCAGGCGTCATGGGTGAGAAACTTATCGACGTTGCGCTTGCGATCTTCCGGCGAACTGGAGCCCGTCAGCACCGCCGGGGAATACTCGCCGAGATGTCTCGCGAGCGCGGCAATAACATGGGCGTGGTGCGCGAACACCAAGACCTTGCGATCAGGTGGAAGGTTATCGAGCATATCGACGATGTAGTCGGTCGCGCCGCGCAGCTTGGCGGCCCCCAGCATCCGCCGCATCGACATCAAGGCGATGTCATTGCCCTTCAGCGACAGGCCGCGTAGCAGTGCGTCGTCCCCAAGCCGACCGAGATGCGATACGGCGGTGTTGAAGGTGGCGATGTCGGCTTGCGACATCATGCTGGCGTCGAGCGCCACCGGCACGCTGTCCCAGATAATCGGCGGCAAGTCCTTGAAGACATCCTTCTTGCGGACCCGCAACAAGAACGGCGCGAGCATGGTCCCGAGCCGGTCGAGGTTTTTCGAGCCCTCGATGACGCGGATCATGCGGGGCCCGCCGAAGCTCTTGTGCGTGACGACGCAGAACTGCTCTTCGAAGACGTGACGGGGCATGATGCCGCTGCCGGTCTTGAGCCCGGTCGGCCAGCACAGCGCCGTCAGGGTGTAGAGGTCCCCGGCGTGATTACGCATCGGCGTCCCGCTGAGAGGTGTGATGTCGCCCAGCTTGGACGCGATGCGGCGAAGAGCCTTCACTCTAATGGTGTCGGCGGCGTTGAAGGCGTGGGCTTCGTCGATGGCCGTCATCTCGAAGCCGGTGCCGGTGGCGAGGCACTCGGTGAGCAAGCCCTCGCGGCGCGACATCAGGCCGTGGCTGACGATAAAGTAAATAGCGGGCCGCAGCAGCGCCATCTGCGACTTGACGACGATGGCCGCAGCGCCGGGATGCCATTGCGCGATCTCCTTCTGCCAGACCAGCACCGCCGACGCGGGACAGATCACCAGCACGCGCGTTGCGCCGCGCATCTTGACGGCTTCGATGAAGGTCCTCGTTTTGCCGATACCCATGTCGTAGCCGAGATAGGTCGGGGTTCCGGCGGCAATGCGAACGGCACCCTCAAGCTGGTGCGGAAACAACGGTTGATCCATCACAGTGGCCTCTGCTGCATACCCGGAATGTCGAGATCGCCGTCATAACGCACATTTC